TTGCGCTGGTATCGTTAAAGAATCCTTTAGTGATTCTGTAACCAGCCACTCTGGCTCTACGCTCTAAACCTACTGCCGTTGAAATTGCTGCCATAGTTTTTTTTATTTTTAATTAATTAATTAATTCGTATTTATATCCTAATTCTGTATTGGATAATTTGACGTTTGTAAGATTATTTGTTATCTCTACACCTTCCCAAACTTTGTAATCTTGGTAAAATCTAACATTATGATTAAGCCGTGCCATGCTCACAAAACTTGCGTCTTGATTATTATTTGGCTCATAAGGTTCGATATTCTGAACGTTTGATGACATAACCAAACCAGGAACAAAATCTAATGTCACATAAAAATTACTTTGCAAAATTGCCTTAATCTGAAAAGTGATTTTGTCCCTCAGATTCGTGCTTAGCAAGTCCCCTCTTTTTGTCGAAGTCTGTTTAGCTACTGCCCAGGTATCAATTGTAAATGTGGCATCTTCTTGCGAGCCATGCTGGTTTATAGATTCTGGATTTAAGCTTTCAAATCTTACATTAATGACTAAAATTTCGCTCTTATCAATTGGAACCATTCGATCAACGAAAACATTAATCGGAAAAGTATCTTCTTGTAATACTTTTTGATTCTCCAATTCCGTTTTAAGGATAGCGGCAATCTTATGCTTAATAAGCTCAACGCCCGAAGGTTCAATAATAGTGTTAATCAGTGCCATAATCGCCTAATATACAAGTTATCATTCCTAAAGTTTCGTCTGGAAAGTTTTCGGTAATAACGTAATTTCTTAAATTACCTGTTGAATCTTTTACATTAACTAAGTGATTCAATAGATTTACTTCATTATTATTATCCCTAGGGTTATAATCTTTGCTTAACAAATCCGCTTCATCTAAACAAATATGAGCATTTTTACTATTAACAGGTAAACCATCAGAATCGAAATTAATATGATGTTTAGAGGCTAAACCATCTGTTTCGATAGTTAAGCCGCTAACTGGATGGATTAAAGTGATTTTTTCACCAAATCCGCCCTTCATAATTTTTTTAGCGTCCCTTCTGGCTTTTGCTAATAGTTTTCCGCTCATTATTTATTTCTTATCTGGTTTAGGTTTTTTCTGATCCTTTGGCTCTTTTTTTACCTCTTCAACAAAACCTCCTTTAAGGCTCTCTGTGACGTTTACAAATTTTGATTCATTAACAATTTCGCCCTTTACGGCAATTTTGTTATTTGCCAAAAGATGCTTAAAAGTTTTAATTTTATACTGTTTCATCTGTTTTTTTATTAAGGCGGTTTTTACACCGCCATTAAATTATACTTATTACTGCGCTTTTACGCGAGTACCTGTGCTGTGTAAATTCTGTCGATTGTGATTGGCATTGCCAATGGAGCAGATGTGATTTCAAGAGTTGAACTCATCGTTTTAGAATCTGAATAAGCTCTAAGCAAAAATTCAGCTTCTGTTATAGATGGCATTGACGCGTTTTCGCCACCTATTTGACGATCTACCATGTTAGGTAATCCTCCAAAAACTGTTTTTGCCATAAAATCATCTGGTATAAAAACCGCTTTGTTAGCGTCTAAATAATACGCTGTAGTTCCGTCTGCTTGTGTGTACTTTTGGTTGTAAGTCCAAAGATTGATATTAAAATCTCCAGCGGCTACTTGACCGTGAAAAGCAAAACCAGTAACGTTGTCAAATTCTGGAGATTGTACATCAGCACGGTTAATACGTCTGTTATCAGCTTTGGCTTTAAAAACTGGATTAGTTAATAAAGCGGCTAAACCTTCTCCACGCATTACCATATTAAGTGTCATTGAAGAACTTGCTCCAACGTCTCTTAAAAAAGTACCTGCGTTTTTTAGACTAGCTAAAGGATTAGCGGTAGCCTTGTTAAAGTATTCATCAGCCCCTAAATCAACCATTGAAGCCGCCTTTCTTTTATAATCAATAGAATCACCATTAATTAGCTCAACAATTCCAGTCTGCATCACATCCGCTTGCTGCTTTCTAATTGATCTTTCAATTTTAGATCGCATTTTACGAATATTTTTAAGCGCATTTTGAGCGATAATTGCGTTAACGTTTGAATTTTCCAATCCAACGCCTAAAGCGATAGTACTCATGTAAACTTCATCTCTTTGAAAATCATATTCCTCACGAAAATATGGAGGTTGAAATTTCTTTTCAGTAACAATGCTGAATTTATTTTTATTCCCTTCCGTAAATCTTCGAACGTCTACGGCTATGCTATCGTTATCCCGTTGAACCTCTAAATCTACTTCCAAAGTCATTGCTGTTTCTCTAGGAAAGAATCCTGAAAATCCTGCTAAAACTGGTTTATCTTCAACAAAAGTTCCGACTACCTTACTGGCAATCGTTTTTGTGTGATTCTGAATTGTGATCGCCATTAGTTGTCTATTTTAGTTTGTTCTTGGACTGCGAATATCACAAATCCTAAATCGTTTAATACGTCTCTTAAAGCCTTGTTTCCTACAACGGTATCAAGCGTCACACTTGTTGGTAGTTGTAAAAGAGTACCGTCAATATCCCCGCTGATAGCGTAATCAATAGCAGCGGTTGCACCTGAGGCTAAAGTTTCATCATTCATGAAAGTAATACCTATCACGTCGGCTAAATTACTTGCAGTTGCTAATTCAACTTGACCAGCCGTACCGGTGTCTCTAACAACCAACTGACCTGTTGTGGCGTTTTGAGACGCCGCTGGGTCTAAGTTGTTAGCTAAAACTCCCTTGGCAAATCTAGCGCCATATAGGAATAAATTTTGTCTTACGAAATCAACCGTTGATTGGTTGTTGGTTGCATTTCTTTGTGTTGCGTTTATGCTCATAATTTATTTGAGTTTAAAGTTAAATGCTGAGTTTAGTTCCTTTTGTTCATCGGAAAGTCCAGCATCAAGAGTTGATTCCCCAGTTTGTAAATCTATATTAGATTCTTTTTCTAGTTGCTCAACTGTTTTCATTTTGCTAGATTTAACTAGCAATTTTTCGCGTTGAGAATTTGATATCTCCAAGCCGCTTTCAATCCCTTCCATCACCGCTTTGGAATCAGTTTCTGAATGAGCCAACCAGCTTTGGACTCTTTCGGATTCAGCAGTTACACCCATAGCAAGAACCTCGCTAAAAAGCTCTGGATGCGTGTTTTTAAGTTCCTGTTTTGTCATTGTTTTTGAATTAAAATTAATATTGGTAATATTGTTGTTTGTTATTATTTTTTGGAATAAATCCTCCATTGTAGATCTTCCATCTAGGTAAACTCCTGTGTCGTCTTTTGCAAATATTGCATTTCCATTAAGTTGCTCGTTTGTTAATTTAGGTCTATTTTCCTGTAATGTAGAAATAAACCTTTCATTAACTGGATCTAAAAGCTCATTAACTAATAAAGTATAATTATCATTATTTAAAGCCTCCTCAATTGGCTTATTTTTTAAAACTGATTTTGTGGCATAAAGTCTAATATATTTAACTCCGTCCTTTTCGCTATTGGCTTGCCTTCCCTCTGTCTGTAACATGGTTCCTAAACTTCCAACCATTGACATATCACTTTGATAGTATATACCATCAGCGGCGCTGGCTATGCCATAAGCCGCACTGGCTAGTGTTCCTCCTTTCGAGATTAAAACGTAAACTGGCTTGTCCATTGCTTTAACCTCGTTAATCGTGTCGACCATTATTTCAACCGCAGCTGTGGAGCCTCCACCAGAATCCATGTCAAAAATAAATCCTTTAACGCGGTTGTCTTTCGCCATCGATAAAACGTTTTTTGAAACGTCTAACATTCCTAAAGTCGAAGCACCTCCGCCCATTAAAATAGGTCCGTTTATTTTTACAATTCCAACGCCGTTAAATTCGTCTTGGTTTTCTAATTCATAAGTCCGCCTAATTAACCGATCTTCACTATTAAATACAATGTCAAAAGAATCATTTTTAATATCTTTAAGAGTGTCAAATTTGATTCCGTTCTTTACATCGCTTAAAACTGAAAGCATGGCTGGTAACGTAAAAGAATCAACGCAAAATGGCGTCAATCCGTAAATCTCTTTAGCTAGTTGAAAATTCATATTACAATATTAACGATTATTTTTTTATCATAAGTTTTTTTGATAGTTTTATTTTTTTTGATAGCTAATTTACCTTAACTTTCCAGCTACACCTTTAATCTTTTCATAACCTCTTGATCCAAATAAGGCAACCACCATTAATGATAATAAAGTGACTAAAAGATTAACCCAATGATCTTCAACTTTAAAACTTTTAATTGCAGAATCTAAAATCATAATTATAAAAGTAAAAACTAAAGTTCCAGCAGTAGCATAGGGACGTATATTTTTTGAAGCCCAAGAATCTGACTCCATATCCGATTGCCAGCGTTTTGTAATTTCTTGCATTTCTATTTTATCTAATTCTGCCTGTGAATTAAGCATTTTTTTATCCATTTCGGAAAGGTCTGGTGAATCATTTATTTTATTCACTAAATCGCCTAAACCCTTAATTCCTGTAAAACTTCCAGCAAGTTGTAAAAGCTCTGGAGCAACTTTAGTTCCTTTTTCAACCAACCATCTGAGACTATCGCCTACTCTTGTGGTTCCGTTTTTTTCTTTGTAACTCGGTTTTGGATCTACCATCTTCTGTTTGTTTTTACTACCATCTTCTGTTTGTTCCTATATCTGCGTGAATAAAATGCTTACTTTGATAATGCTTAAATCCGCCAATCCATTTATTTTTGAAAAAATTAGATAAATAGATCATTTTATCCTCGTCTTGCGTGGTAATGTCTACCGCTCCCCATAAATGAACGCTGTCTCCGCTCCTATCCTTGCTTAACTCATGCCTTAACGTACGTTTACCGCAAGTAATAAAGAAAGCAAAACCAGCGTCGGTTCTGTATGGCTGTAACGCCCATAAGATAGATAAGTTTTGTTGTTGCTCAACTACGGATAATAATTCAAACTCATGCAAAATTAATTCTCTATCCGATTTTGTAACTACAGAATGACTTCCGTAATTAAGATATTCCCGAACCGAAAAATCTTTTGGCGTTAATAATTTGTTTTCTAATAATTCTAATCTTTGCTCAATTGTTTTCATTGGTTGTTTTTTATGTAATTTAATATTTTATCTAAATAACTTTTAAAAAAATCTCGTATAGCATGTAACATTTTACTGATATAATCAGTACTTACAATTGCATTATTATCTTTTATTGAAAGTACATTATTTATGGCGCTTATTGTTTCGGAAATTATTAATATTTTCATTACCATTTCAACTAAAAATTTAAAGTCATAACCAAGCCCTAAAGCAGCAAGAGCGAAGATCATAGGAACGGATAAAATGGCGCATTTAGCAACAATTCCAAAAAGTAAAATATTAAAATTAAATCTCATTTTGGTTACAAAAATAGATTTTAAAGACCCTAAAACAGTATCAGAAACCATTAGCCAAATTAAAACTTTGACCACATCAATATCTAAGCTTAAATAAACAAATAGAAAATATATCGCTATTTTAATTTCATTCCAGTAATCTGAAAATGTTTCTAAGAATAAATTAAAGTATTGTTTTAATTCCATTTTTTAGGTAGTTTTTTCATAATAAATTGTTTATTTGTTAAAATAATAATCCGCCTAAATAGACTCCTGTTGAAATTGCTATACCACTAACCACAATATCCCAATTATTAATTTCTCCTTGTCTCCATTCCCAGATTAAGCCAATGATAAAAGCTAGAGGTAGGAATAAAATAGCCTTATCTAGTGCCTCTAAATTCCTAAAACCTAGCCAAACCCATGATAAAGATAAACAAGCTAGGAATCCTCCTGTTATGCCTACAATGGCGTGTAAATGGTGGCGTGTTCTTTTAAAGTAGTTTTTAATTTTTTTCATAATTCTGTATTATTATACCAACTATCTGGAATTTTATCTATTAAGGTCATGTCACTTTCGTAGTTCTCGTGCTTTAGTATTGCAAAGCCTTGTCCGTTTTGGTTGCTTGTAACATTTGCCCAAGAAGTTGTTGAACCTTGGTAGTTTTCTCCTAAAGTTACCTTTGTATTATAATCTTCGCATTGTTCTTTTGTTCCTTTGTAGTACATTAGTATATGTTGTTATATCTTGAATTAATATTATTTTCTTTAGCAACCGCATCATCTGTATTTTCAAAAATTACTAATTCTTGAAACGTAAACATTCCAAAATTAGAAGGGTTATCTGCCCTAAATCCTAGACCTAAAACATTGTCATCAAAAGCAAAATCAATATTAAGATAAATTAAAAATTGATTATTAGTATCTGTAAAAAACTGACCTCTAGTAGTGAAGTTTTTTGAAATACCATTAATTACCTGTAAGTTATTTACATTTAAATTATCGTTTACTCTGGTGTTCGAAGAATCAGGTGTTACAACTCCTAAAAAATCATTAACCCCATAATTACTGCCTAATATTACCGAATTCTTTCCCTCATTATCTCCGACGTAAAACATGCCCTTGACGGCTACTCCATCATTAGGTGCATAAGTGGATAAGTAACCACCGTTATTATCTGCACTTCTGATAATACAAGGTTTTCCCCCTTTAAGAATTACTGAACCATTAGAGACTATTTGACCCTGTAGATTTGCAGTGGTCTGAGTCATGTTGTTACTTCCTACTTGGTCGTATATAATACTTACAAAACCATTTCCAGAACCTACAAAATCTAATAAACTTGCAGTATCTAATTCATTATTTACAAATCCTATATCTAGTTCTGCGTTGTCACTAGACCTCCTAACTTTAATACAAAATCCTGTATAGTTTTTATCTAGTTTATCTAGGCTTAATCCTAAAGATGCGTTAGGAAATAAGTTTAACATTCCTTCAAAACCAGACCCTCCACCACCGTTTAACTTAGAATATTCTAAGCCTAATCCGAATCCGAGTCTCATAATTCATCGCTTTTAAAACATAAGATATCCCCCGTTAATCCTGTGATGTTTTTGTAAGGTCCAACTAAAGAACCTCCAGCTAATAATTTTACTGTAAATGAAGCATCGCCACCGCTTGTGGATGCAACCGTAAAATCACTATCTACATTGGCGTAAACAGCCATAAACTTCTCGCCTGTTGTGCTTGTTTCTCCAGTTGCTAATTGTCTTACTCCAAACTGCCCTAAGCTTGCTAGGTTGTTTATTTCAGCGTATTTTAATGTATTTTGTGGTTCTGCCATTGTGTTTATTTATTTGTTTGTTAATATTATTTATTCTAGCCCTCCGTCGATAAACCTCCAACTATGATCAGCTATTAATAAGTCCTTTGCTGTTTCTCCTTCTGTATTATATTTTGAATCACCTGCGTTAAACAAAACACTAGAATTAGAATTTGCACCTTCCATTCTTATATATAGTTTTGAAACACTTTCCGTTTCTATTATATTTCCTTCTAATATACCAGTTCCGTTTGTCAAATTACTAAATTTTACTCTTGTTGGAATTACTGTTAAAGCACAATCTTTAAAAAGATTTGTACCATCTGTTATTGAATTTAAATAGTTTCCATCTTCTCCCAATTCATTTAAGTTACTGCATCCAAAAAACAAATTAGTCCTCGTGTCTTTAAAAAGACCAAATTGATTAATTTTTAATAACTTTAATTTATCACCTGAATTATTAAACCTTAAACCAGTAAAAGAATTTAAAAGAGAAGCTGTTATTGACAATCTATAAATTCCAGAAGTTGGCAAGTTAATCGTTTGTTCTCCAATTAAATCATTATAAAATTCTGGAAATTGAGTACTTCCTATCTTAATAGCCTCTACATTATAACTACCTTGTGCTCCTGTAAATTGAAATTGACTAGAACCAGAACCTGCTTTAGTAGTGTCAATTTCAATTATAAAAGATCTATTATCTATTCTTAATCTCGCACTTGCTATAATTGACATATTCATATTATGCTAGTTTTAGTGTGCCTGTTATAGTAGATATGTCGCTGCCTTTTGTTCTTATTCCAAAAACTGCGTTTTGACCAGCCGTTTCTTTTAAGAATCCTGCAAATACATTTAGTGTTGTTGATGCTTCAAACGTTAAGGCTCCTGTGCCTACTTGCTCTCCTTGAAACTCTAAATCAGCAGGTAACCCATCTGGCACCGTTGCAACGCATTCGTTTGAAAATTCTATGTATTTGTTTACATCAGCTGCTTCAAACGTATATGTGGCGGTGCTTATAGGTTTCTTTGTCCTTTTTATTATTGGTAAATTATCTAAATCATCATAATCATTGCTAAACCCTACTTTCGATACAATATTTAATAGTGGATTGCGTTCTTTGAAAATGTCTCCGTTAATATCATAGACCAAGTAATCTCCTTTTTCCCAATCTATGCCGAAACGAGTAAAATCATTAAGAATTATATAGGCTTCTCTAAATTTATTTTTATCACCGTCTATTAATTCAGGTGTATTAGTTTCAGCGTTCCACTGTGAGATATAAATTAAAACCTCTTGGCTTCCATTTGTGGATAAAATCCAATCATCGCTATTTGCTAATGAAGGCTCTGAATTTATTCCAGATAAGCTAATCCACTCGTTACCTAAATAAGTAACGATTTGACCTACTTTTGGTCGCAAATTAACACTCCATAAAACCTTTTTATTCTCTGTATTACTAGTTGTTTGTGAAGCCATTTTTTATATTTCTTTTATTTCTAGTCGTTACCGTTTGCGCTTTCTCCGTTGTTTTCTCCGTTATTTCCGCCACCTCTTCCATTTACTCGCCCTTCCCTAGTTTCTCTAGGTTCTTCTAATAACGGCTTCAATTCAATACGAGAATTTTCCTTTTTGTATTTTTTGTAATTACTTATCCAATCGCCACCATTTGCCATTTCTGTAGCTTGCTCTCGGCTTATTAATGGACTATCATCTTTCAATAATTCTCTAATGGCTTTGGCTTCTTTTAGTGGATCAATATGAGGCATTTTTTTCGCTACAAATCGAGATGAATAAAAAGCTTCTAAAGCCATTTCATCATTTGTTGCAACGGCTCTATCATAACCAGAATCATCTAGCGTTCCTTTCATATATTGGTAGTAACACCAAAAACGGTTAATTGGCTTGTAGAATTGCTCTACAATCACATATTCCCGTATAATATCAATAACATATTCCCACATATTTAACGCGGCTCTTGAGCTGCTATATGACTGCTCAAACATTTGATTAGCTACTTCTGGCGGAATGTCATTTGATGCACAAAGCGATCTAACAATTGCTTTATAGAATGGATCAAAATTAACTTCGCTTTCGTTTGTTGTTGATTTTAATTTTGCCCCTCTCGGCAGGTTAAGGACTTGTCCACTTGTTGATTGCCTTAGAGCTTGGGCAGTTCTGCCGCTTTCTTCAAAAGTATTATCTTCATTGGTAACGTTGGATATTTTTCTAGCTCCCAATCCTCCTAACGGATTTTCTCCAGTTGAATTGTCATCATGCTCAAAAGTGTAAACCAAATCAGCCATTTTTTCGGCTTTAGAAACCGAAGCCTCAACAAATCTATCAAGTTTGGAAATCTTTTCCATTATTGAGCTAATTTGGGGGATACCCCTGTGATGATCTACACGATGTTTCCCGCCGTAAATCATCCATACCATAAGATTCCCTTTAGTATCTTTAGCTCTTAGTCTTTCGTAATCAGCTAGATTATTATTTTTGTCGGTTTTTACCCAAAATGCAACATGCTCGCCCTTTGGGCTGACTTCAACACCGTTAACTATTTTGTTTTTATTCCCTTTTCCTTTGTCATCAAATGGCGTTTCAATTTGTTCGCCATCGATTAACTGTATTTTTATTCCTGTTTTTTCTAATCTCATTACAATAAGAGCATCCCCGCCCAAATAGGCAGTTTTAAAAGCATCGGTGGCTTTTGCGTGCAAGTTCTGGCGACCTGAATAGTCGCTTAATTTCGATTTTGCCCAAAGGTTAAATAACCGCTCTTTTTTATTGATGTTTTCGTCACTAACTTGGTTATAGCCTAGTAATTGCAAAACTTCGTTTTCTGGCTCATATTCAAACTTTAAACCCGTACCAACGCACCATTTAAAGAATTTACCAGTAATTAACTTAACTAAATCAGTTTTAAGATCTAATTCGTAAGCCCGAAGTCTTAACTTTAAGTGATCTGGCTTTAAATCGTAAATATTACCAAGCTCTCCAATGGTTTTTTCACCGTCGAAAGCAGCAGAGTAGACTAGGTTGTTTGTTCTAGGAAAAGCTGGCATGTAATTACCTCCAAAACTATTAGGATCTAATTTTTTTAGCTCGCTTTTTTGCTTGCCTAGACCGCTTTTTTTATCAGCTTCTTTGGATTCCTTATTAAAAAAGTCGTACCAAGCCATAAATTAATAGTTTAATCGACCTCTTAATATAGTTGTTCGGCCGTTGTAGCGGTTAATATACATTTGTAGCTGAGTTTCTAAAGCCTGTATTCCTTTGATTATTTGATCTAAAGATCTAAATTCTGTGCTAATTTTCATCTGACCATCATCTAAAGTATAAGAAGCTGTTCCAGAATCATCAATAGCATCAATCATTTTATCATACATAGAATCGATTAAAAGCTCTATAGCTTCAATCTTAGCCTTGTTTGTTTCTCTTGATGTTATGTATTCAGATAAGGTGTAAACTACTATTCCCATAAAAGCAAATATAATAAAAAAAAGCTATTGAGGTTAACAATAGCTTTTTTATATATTTTATTTCCAGAAAATTACTTTCCAATTAATATGAGGCATATCAAAATGGAATCTTTTTTTAGTTACAAAATAGGTGCAAAATGATTCTTTTGTTTCTCCGTCGCAATCGATTAAAACCTGATATTTTTTTTCTTTGTTAGGTTTTGTATCTTCTATTTTATTCCAGTTTTTAAAGCCTATTTTTTTCATCTTACAAGGCTATCACTACCTACATAGCTAGGTCTACTGTGCATTTCTATATCGCACATTGTTTGATTAAAAACTATATAATCATTTTTAGGAAAGTTATCCATTACAAATAAATGATATTTGTTTTTAGTAGCGTTTGTTTTGTTTGCACATTTCTTAGCTAGTTGGTTTATTGTAAGATTTT